GGGATTATAGCACCAGTGTTAAAATAAGAACCTTCAATATAAGCCGCTGAATCAACTGTAAACTCTAAATTGTTATTAAATTCGCAGGTTGTAAATGTAGAAGTGCAAGCGCCAGAAATAACGATAGGGCATCCGAACTTTGTTCCAAAAGCTTCTATTGAGCAATTTGATAATAAATCATTTCCAGATCCGATTCCAAGGAGGGAATTCTCTGCATATATATTAGCTCCGCCAGTGTTATTCAAAAACCCGTCATTAGTACCGATAGAATGGCAATTATCTAGTTCTATATCTCCAGTCCAGTTTAGAAGATTAAATGTGTAGCCATTTGTACACTGAGTAAGGACTTCTTTCATAATTATAGTAGCACTTCCTGCTACTGCTGAATTGAAAGCATCTGTGGCACTTATAAGAGTAACGTTTTTAATTGTTACCGTCCCTGTTGCGGGCGGTGTGTGAACGCCTGTAATAATAACTTGGCGGTTATCTCCGCCCTTTAACTTTACGTTAGCATAAAATGTTAGATTTTCTGTGTAAGCTCCAGGTCTAACATAAACTACAGATCCAATCCCAGAGGCATTAGCCGCATCCATTGCTCCTTGTATTGTCGTATAATCTGTTTCTCCTGCTACTGGGTCAACAACGTATTTAGTGTCGTTAAAAGATTCGCCAGAAACATCTTTCCAGTTTACAACATCACTTGCAGGGTTATTTCCAACGTTCGTATCTGTTCTTGAAATATATAAAGCTCCGCCCTGTGTTGTTATAGAACCAGTGTGATATTCCTGTGATGTGTTCCATTCAGGAGTCCCCATTTGATGCAGATATGCTAAAATTTCGGTTGTTGTATATGCTATTGCGTTAAAATCTTGTCGTGTCGGGGCATCATTAGCATCTACTATTTCCCAACCCTCTAAATATTCTGGAGTGATATTATCTGTTATTGTGTCGGATTGAGTAGTGTCACCGAAAACTGTTCGGTTAGTCCCAGTAGAGCCTGAGGCAAAAGAGGGAAGGTTTCCATCGTATCTTATAATCTTAGCCATTTTTTATACTCCTTAAGTTTTTATGCAAGTTAGCATTGCTATGTTTCTAGGTCTTGTTTCTGTTCCGACTTTAGCACTACCACTAACACTACCGCCAAGATCAGTAGTCCCTGGGCCAAAAGCTATATTATCATCATGTCGTCCATAATCGCCTCTATAGAGAAATCCGTGTTGGTGATCTTCAAGCTGTTGTTCTTGAGATGATCCAAAAACACGCCCTATATCAACACCTCTCCCATTATCATAACCGCGAATAAATTCTCCTCTAAGATCCGGCAATCCAAAAGTCAAAGATCCATCACCACTTCCGAACGTTGTTCCAATCGCTGAAAATAATCCTGAATAAGTCGCTCGTGAAATGTCTGAGCCGTCAGCGCCAAGCCATCCTGTTGGGGCTGTAACCATTGCAAAATTTTGTACAGCTCCAGAAGGTATAACAGATGCTATATAAAGCGCATCAATTGCCGCTTGGACGTCCGCTCCTAAGCTTGTTAATGAGTCATCATATAAAATATTATCAGAATCCCTTAATTCATCAATCGCCCCTTGAACTGTAGTTGAAGCTAATCCAGATGTTACATTGTCATAAATAATACTAGAGGCATTCTCTAGATCAGATATAAGAGCTACCACTTCCCAATTTACCGCATCTGTCGAAGGGTTGTTGCCAGTGTTAGTATCAGATTGAGATATGTAAAGGCTTCCCGAATACGTTGTTGATGCACCTGTGTGATATTCCTGTGATGTGTTCCATTCTGCTACTCCCATTTGATGAGTATAAGCTAGAGTATGAGATATGGTATAAGCTACTGCGTTAAACCACTCGCGAGGCGGTATATCTGCATTTGTTACTTTTTCCCACCCTAGAAAATAATCAGTTATCATATTAGCGTCTAATGTATCCGATTGAGTTGTGTCACCGAAAACGGTTCTGAAGGCACTTGTCGAACTACTTGCAAAAGCTAAATAGTTACCGTCATATCTTGCAATTTTAGTCATATTTTACCTTATATAATTTTTTCGGCGAACTCTCCGCCTGGTTCTGTTATTAAATCAAATTTATTGGCAAATCCTTTAGACTCTGGATTGTCATCAAATCCGAATGTTTCGCTTAAATCAGCCCTAACAATGATATACCTTACTCCCTGAGGCTTAGGCAATAAATCCATTATTTCAAGTACTCTAACAGCTTCTTCTTCTATCGCATCAGAGATATAAAGCGTTAAGCTCATATCTTTATTGTCTTTTACATACGCCTCGCCGTTAAAGGCTGTAAATACTACATTAACAATAGAAACACTTTGAGAAGCAGCCATCACTCCTAAGGTTACGTTTTTAGCAATCTTCATCTTTATAAAGATTCTATAATGAGGGTCAGATAACTGTAAATCGCTATGTGGAGATGAGAAAATGCTATAAAAAGTAGCTCTATCTGGTAATACTTCTGTTAAACTTCCGAAACCAGTAGCTAAAATGTTGTCATCGAAACCAAAAAAGTTTTTATTTAAAACATGAGGTATTCTTCTATTAATACCAACTACTCGACCAATTATATCAAGCTGAGCTCCTACGGCTGTATCGACATCAAAAGCACTTAAAAAAGACTCTAAAAGGTTAAAACACTTCTCCCAAGTACCAGCTTGAACTCCGATCTCCCCGACAGCATTATCTTTTTCATAATATTGCTTTATAAGCAGGTTCTGATAGTCCTCTATAAAGCTCATTAAATAACCTCTGTTACTGTTATATTAGCCGTATCAATAGTTATTATTCCGTCCGCATTAGCTTCTTCTTCTCCGTCTGTATATGTGACATCATCAAGGCTTATTTCTAAGGATGTAACAACAAAAGTATCACTAACTGCTAAAACAGTTGAATAAAGACTAGAAGCTTGAATACTTTCTGCTATGTCATATGTTAAAGCGGATAAAGCGCTTTTTATAGATGTTATATCGGTTTCTATTGTGGCATCTTTACGCGTAACAGTAAGCTTAATATAAAGCGATTGATCAGATGGTCTATCAAAATTAGCTGTGTGAGTATAAATAAAACCCGTACCGTTTGGCTTTATTAGTGTTTCTGAATATGTGCCTTCTTCGCTTCCTTTAAGCCCTGTTCCACCTGTCTTAGTTTCTGCTATAATCTGGGCTATGGCATTATCTTCCGCTCCTTCTACTATTACCCAAATTGTATGCGGGTTAATAGTATATTCTGTATCTATCGTATCCTGATCATTTTCATATATTTTTACTCGTGTAACATCTTGTAAATTAGCTAGTGCTGTATACATCCCTCCTACTGTTGAAGTTTGAGGCACAACAAGGGAGAAATTTCTTCTTATTCTTAATGCTTCGTCTGTTTCCTCATCCTCTCCAACTGTTACCGCACTTGCATTTGTAACAGATGTTATCCCTAGAATTATTGTTACAGGCTCGGTTACTGTGCTAACCTCTGCTTCATAAGCTCCAAAAAGCTCTGAAACCATAGAAACACTATTGCTTCCTGTCGTTAAACTATTTTCTGTTGTCGTGACCCAATTTTGCCCGATTGTGTCGGCTACTGTATAACCACTTTCTAAAGTAATATTTCTATCCGTTACAATCGTCACGCTTACAGTAGATCTTTTAGAGGGGTTTCTTGTTATCCCTGTAAACTTTACAAGCCTATTAAGAGCTTCTCCAACTGCAAAATCTGGGTCTAGCTGATTATATAGGGCTAGTGCATAAGATTGCAAATCAAGCCTCGCCTGTGCTTCTATACCAATCCTTTGACCATCAGGGCTATCAGAATCAAGATTTATATCTTCGCCATAAATTCCTTTATAACCTGCCTCTAGCTCGTCATAAATATCTTGAAAGCTTTGTATCGCTATTCCATCTGTTCCGATACTTGGGTATGTCATAAAATTATCTCCAAAATTTCGTCTATTATTGAGCGATAAACATCTATATATTTAACCGATACTGATAAATTACGATCTGTTAAAGTAGTACTAAAATTTATAATAGCAACAACGCCATCAGTCTGTAAAATAGTTTTTTCAATTTCTCTATTAATAGAATCCTCATTGTCTTTTGATCCTAATAGATTTATCCAATCAATACCATCTTCTATATTTAAAAACCAATCATCCGTGAAAGATTTCAGCCTTGTTTTAATGCTTTGTAAAACAGCTTCTGATTGCGTTTTATAAGATGCTTTACCACTTCCAAAAATCCAATCTCCTCCACTATCTAATCCACTAACCCTCATTTTACACCCCCCTAATTTGGTGCGTTTGTTGTTCCACTTCCCGCCCCATCTGTCCAAGTGTAATCATGCGTATGATTTGATAAATTTACTCCGCTAGCTGTCATTTCTCCAGTTGTTTCTATATCGCTTGTGCTTGTCATAGTTCCGCCACCTATACCAGTAAAATTACCTGCTGATATTGTTCCAGTCACTACAAGATTACCTGTAATTAAAACATTTCCTGTAACTTCTATATCTCCGACTTGAGTATAATCCCCAGTCAAAGTAATATCGCCAGTCTGTGTTCTATCACCTATATGGTTATAATCTCCCGCTTGTGTTCTATTTCCATTCTCTGTTGTTTCGCTCGGAATTGATATTGCGCTATCTAATGGATTTAAACCTACTATCGCTATGGCATCGCTATAATCGTGCATCCTTAATTCTAAAGGACTTTTGTAGTCTTGCCCAAAATACCAACGGTCGAAACATCTTTCAGAAATAAGTAAAAGACAATAATCCCCAATAGCTATTGGATGAATTGTGTAGCTCCCGCCACCTTGGAGCGTGAGGACAGGAACTTCCACAAATTCAGGTAATTCTATGCTTTCATCTTCTATAACTCTATTAATTACTGGTTTCGCATCTATTGTAGAATCATTAACAGCGGTAACTTTTGCTATAACTGATGTATGCAGATTCGCTAACGTTTCTTTTATTGCTATGTTTAAAATATTTGTTAGGTTTTCTTTTTCCATTATATTACTTCATAATCAAGGTTTAAATACCCAGTGCAAGTCTGAAACCAGTTTTGCCCATAATTGTCCCCATTATATGTAATATTATATATTTTATAAATACCATTCAGGTGCGGGGCGGTGGTACTTTCTAACTTTATCAATCTGCCGATTTTAACGGTAGGGTCTATTAATATTTTAAATGTGACTTTTTGCTCCTGTCTAGTAGGAGTTTCTATTAATCCAGTCTTTGCGCTTACCTTCGGGATGTAATTACTAGTAACCTGTCTTATATTTATCAAGTTTAATTGCTCATCTTCTATATACCAAGATTCAGTTTCCTGCTTTAAACTATTTAACAGATCAATCGGATTTCCTAATAATACTTTTGGTCTTAATAGGGCTGGGCGTGTGTTTATTCTTCCTCTGGAAACATTGTCTATAACCTCTAATATGGTATCTATTACAATATCATTTTTAGTTATTGTTTTAGATACAAAGGACTCTAATATTGAACCGCCGTCTAAGCACTCAAGTGTAGTTATCATATCGGTTGCACTACGTTCATTTAAACCTCTATAAACATTTCCTTTAAAAGCTAACTCTATTTTATCTTTATATCCAATGAAAAGGCTGATAGGTATATATGCTTCGTCCTCTGCGTCCTTAACTAAAGCTAGCCTTAGGCTTTCATTAAGATTATAAATCTTAATAGTACAACCGCTTAAGAGCCCATCTACTGACTTTGAAATTGTAAAATTTATTCTTATAGGCGATGCTATAATAACGTCTTTATAGCTAGTCCGTACAATTAATTTAAAATCACGGTTAAACCTCATGGCAATTCAACGCTCCTAATATCTTCTATATCATCCCTTTCTAAAATATATAAAATATTTCTACCACTAGAAAAATCATCTTGCTTATATGGGTCAATACCATTGTTAGACTCATCGGAAACAAAAAAATCAAAAGCTTGGTTCTGCCCGGATATATGGGGTACTCCTACAGACAATTTAATTCCGCTGACCTCCCAACCTATATATTCAAGATTTATAACCCAAATTGAGCAACGGTGTAAGTATCTTAATATTAATATTATCTCATAATCTTCATAAATTATAGAATGCCTCTGAAAAGGCTCATTTGTTATATTCTGTACTTGTAACATTATTCCACCAACTTACTTAATATTGATTGCTCTACGTTTGAGGAAATAGAGTCCCCCTCCTGTACACCTTTGTCAATAATGCTTTTAGTAGCTCCGCCCAACGTTTCAGATGGGCTTAAAGATGATACCACCTGTATAACCTCTGATACCGCATAGCGAACCTCTTGTGCCTCTATGATAAAATCTATGCTATTATTTTCATTATCTTTAGTAGTTTCAAAAAGAGTAAAAACCATATTCTTATAGGTTCTATCGTGCATTTCTATTGTGATTGTCTGGTTACTATTATAGATACCGTTCATAGCGTCAATAAACTTTGTAGTGTTACTACCGTCAGCTAAATATCCAATATAATTGGCTACTCTTTGAGACTTTTCAATTAAGGCATCAGCTTCATCTAAAGCATTATTTAGTCCACCGTCTATTATTGATATTATACCGTCCTGATAATTAGTCATAGTAGGTATATATTGATTAATTTCTCGTACCTTTGTTTCTAATGATCTGAAATTTATTATAGTATTTCTTGCTTGTTCTGAAAGCTTTGAACTTTTAATAAATATATCTGAAACATTACCTTCTATGCTTAATGTTATAGGCTCTCTAATAATATGGTCTTCTAAGAAACTTCCGTCCTCTAGGTAAGTTATAGGTACATTATTCTTTTTAGTGGTTTTATTATTAACCCTTGCGAATGTGGTGAAGCCTCCAATGCCGATCTCTTGCTTAAGAGTATCTTTAAAAACCCCATTTATATAATTCTTGACAAGACCCATTATATACCACCCCTGCTAAATTCAGCCTTTGTCTTATCTAATTGTTTCTGATAAATGTTTTCAACGCTATTTCCAACAGCTTCTGGACTGTTACTGTTTATATTAATTGTCGTGTTTTGTTCTAAATTGTTATTTGTTTCTCTTCCCTTCGGATCTTGAGAAAACAAATTCTTTACCGATCCAAAATATTTATCTTTTACTACCCCGAAAGCCTTACTCCTTAGCTCTCCTATGGCTTTATAATATTGTACAATCTTCTTTAATACCTTCTCTAAATCAAAGAAAGGAGCTACCCATTTTTTTATAATAGAATCCCCTCCCTTAAACGCAACTATCAAATCATCAAAGATGGTCAATAACGCACCTATGCCTATTGTTATAGCAACTATCGGAGTATTTATCGCTATAAAAGCACTAGTTATAACTCCAAGCAATAAAGCTAAACCCTTATTTTCTTTTATGAAGTCTATAAAGAAATTCCCTACACGGCTTATTCCTCCTCCTAGTATATCTAAACCTTCCCAAAGCTTAAAAACTGTCGGTAATACTTGAATAGAAATAGCTTGTTTAAATGCTAAAAATCTAAATCTTAGCTCTGCCATTCCATCATTATAATTAGCTATCTGGTTGGCATTCTTTTTCGATAATAAACCAAACTTTTCGGCTCTCCCCCTTAATCTGTCTATCTCATCAGTTGACTTAGAAAGTAGCTGAACAAGGCTTGCATCTATTCCCAAAGAACTCGCAAGGCTTTGTTGCTGTGACATTGTTAAATTAAGGGCTTTAAATCTATCAGCTATATCTAATAAGACATCGTCCGCTTTCCTTATCTCGCCAGTACTAGTCCTTACGGCTACACCTATTCTTTGAAACTCTGAACTGCCATTTAAACTAGCCTCTCCTATCTTTTTAGATAAGCTTGCAATAGACCCCTCCATTGCTTTAATAGAAGATCCTGAAACACTCGCCGCAAAACTTAAAGATTGAATATCATTTATAGCTACACCTGTTGTCCTAGATAGCTGAACTAAAGCATCAGCCTCTGATAGGGTATTGTGAACCATCTTTCCAAAAGCAACCCCTACCGCAGTAATAGCCCCAACAAAAGTAACCATTTTAACGACACTTAGGTTAAGCCCTTTGTTAAAATTGTTTAAGGGATTA